CATTTCAAATGCAACAATTTCGTCTATTCTACTTCCAAATGCTCTAGGCATTCCGACCCAGGAAACACCACCGTCCGCAGACACCAAAAGATCATAGGTGCCCCACGGACGGATGTTGTTTCGTTTGAATTGGAAGTTTTGTTCGTTAATCCAATCAGTTAATGTCATATGTTGGTTTTATGAGATTGTATGTCTGGACCGTTCAGCCACTTTAAATATTCATTATACTTTCTTTTTAGGCGAGGTCCATCTTTACTATACATCAAGTTTAAGAACTTCGTAGCATGACGCCCGGATATAGAAATTGAACCACGTGCATAATTCCAAGTTTTTATATGATGCCTATTTAAAAACTCGCAAATTTTAGTTCGTAGTATATCAGATTGGGATGCTATTTCTATTCCTACATCCGATGGATATTTGTAATTTTTTTGTTTTCTTATATGTCCATCGCCATCGAAATATCCACGAATAAAATGCCACATCAATTCATCGGATAATGTAGTTACACTTACCAATTTACTCTTTTTACCAAACGTGATACATAAATGATTGCATATATCTGTACTGATTTTGTTTGAACTGATCGACCACGATGCCATACCATCTTTTATTTTAATAGGTGGTAAATTTGATGACAATTCTTTACGAATTTGTTGTAATATAGATGAGTCACGACGTTTTATACTGATGGTTGCTGATTTTTTATTTATGTGTCCATCCGAGGCAAACCATCCCAAACAATATGCTTTTATTGGCGTGTCTATCGTCGTGAACATGGAATCATCAAAATTATATTTTTTATTAGGGTTGTTTCTACCCGAAAACTTTAAACTACGTGAACAATACAAACACACATTTAAACCACCATTATTTGACATATACTTCAACGTGTCTCTATATGAATTTTTCATATACAACTTACATTTGTCAGATAAGTTTAAGTCACATGTAGATTCTACAATCTTATGTGATCCGGCAGACAGATTTACCACATCGGTAAGAATCATAATTCATCCAGTATTATTGGCATCAACTACACCACACAGATATCTATCTGCCAGTTGAACCAAACCCATCTAAATTTCTATCAGTTTTACCAGAAAATTCAAAAATTTCAATAGGTTCTACAATAATACACTCTTGAAGAACCATTTGTGCAATCTTATCACCTGGCAAGAAATGAATTTTTGTATCATTTGGGTTGAAGAACGCCACAATAATCTCGGCCCGATAGCCTGGATCAATCACGCCGGCAACGGTAAACACTTCTTTCTTCGTAGCCACACTAGAACGATCCTTGATAATCCCACCGACATTCTCTGGAAACTGCACCGCAATGCCCGTCCGTACCTTGGTAACCACGCCGGGTTCCAATGTCACCGATTCCAATGTGTGTAAATCAAATCCCAAATCATCTTTATGTGCTTTACTTGGAATTGTTGCTCGACTATCTAGCTTACAAAAACCAATTGTGAGTTTGTTCATATATCCTCAAAATATTAATATGTTTAGTCTTTTTGTTGTGATATTAAATTGTACAACCACCGGCCGTACATGCAAGATTTTCTGCTAGAGCCGTATCATCTTCTGTTTCAATAACCTTGGTGAGATCAAGTGTATGTAGGTGTGCAAATAGTTCTTCATATCGTTAGCAACATAAGTCTTCTTCGCCGTTGATTTCTTCGGCAACTTGACCTTGATTTTCTTTACCGCCATATAAACCTCTTACTTTTGAAAGGTATGTTTGTAAACATCCATCACGGCTTGTAATCCGTTATCAGTGATGTCTCTTGTGCCTATGCCGGCAAAGTGTTTAGTTCTCAACTTCGGTATTCCTGTGAATATGGAGAACCTACCGTTGTGATGGTCATATTCATACCATGATTCTGTGGGCTGGTCGTAAAAGAATATCGGCTTTCCGTTATTTACGGCCATTTGAACGGCCCAACCTGTGCCACCATCAACGCGCGTGTATGTATCGTCGTAAAATTTACCAATGGCAAAGATAGTCTCTCCATTTTTCACTTGATACCAATTTCTACTGATTAAACACTTGGTATATCGTGGCGCGGATAGGAGATTTCGTTTGAATTGCACATTCACATCTAATGCATGTGCCAATCCTTCATGTAATTCAGCATCTGATAAGATGACGGGATTTTTTCCATACTGTTTGTGACCAGAGAAAGAATAGGCGTATGTTACCACGCCGTATTCTTCTCCAGCAGTTTCCCATGCCATATCAGCGCCAGGACACCCGCCACTGTGACATACATAACCCATATTAGACTATCTCACAAGCTCCACCGCTGCAAGCAACGGTTTGTTGTAGTTCAGTTTCATCCTCTGTTTCAATAACCTTGGTGAGATCAAGTGTATGTAGGTGTGCAAATAGTTCTTCATATCGTTCCTTGGTAATGTCTTGGAACGGTGCCTGGATATAAGTGTGGTCGTCGTGTGGCAATACACTCAATGCGGTGTAGTTCTCTCGATTCGCCCACATCCACTCAAATACATCCTGCCACTCATCCTTTTTAATAGATACTGTGGTGGATACGTTGTTAATGTTTGCACCCTTACGATGTCCTACCTTGACCCATTCCTTCCACACCTTACCTACGCGCTCAAGGAGGTCAAGAGCAGATTCATTGCGGAGAATAGCACCTTTTGGTGCCTTTTGTGGTACACTGATTACCGCAGTCTTGTGTGGAGCAAAGAAATCGTCTTCCAACAACTCTGGATGTGCTTGTTGGAGATATCCATACACAGCTTCATTCTTGCCAACGCGGATGGTACGAACATAGTAGTCGTTGTGCCATGCGTGGATACCCGAAGAACTGCCTACTACAAGTGAGGTGGTGTTATGCACGACCGCGCCGTTCTTTAGTTGATAGGTATGTGTTCCCGACACCTCAATATCTACAGTTATTTTTTTCTCGGGATTCTTTCTAATTGTTTTGATTCTCATTTATTTTCTCCAAAAGATATTGATGTGTTCCATCTTTGTTGGTAATATAATATTACTCAGTAAGAAATTATTTCGTCGGTTTCCACCAACTCATCGGCACGAACCCAACCACGAGCAGTCAAGAATTTGTGATTTGGTGTTACCGATACTACCAACCCGTCTTCCATTTCAATATCCCAGACTTCAGATACACCATTGACATAAAGAGATATAATCTTTTGTTCTTGGTTGTTTTCATCCAAGACGGTAACATCTCTATCAAATGGAATAAACGTCTTTTCTTCAATTTGTGATGGATCAACACCAATCATATCAAACAAACTTTGCAATGTTACTGGTCCGTTTGTTGTCTTCACTTCGGTTTCAGGCACCATGCAGCCTTCAGGCTTGACCGTAGTAGTACGAGCGGCTTTGTTGATACCCAACATTTCAGCAACACGAGCATTTTCTTCCTTGACAATCTTTGCTGCTTCGGCAAGATTGAGATTCAACACTTCACCAGAAGCAATACCCGTCATAGATACACCGATCAATGCTTCCTTCTCAGTGGTCTTCTTCCAAATATCACGGAGATAGTGAAAATTCGTGTAAGTTGCCTGCAACGTACCAATAAACGAGGCAACGCGAGCACGAAGGTTGAGATCGTCTTGATCAGCAATATCCGATGCATTAATTGTTGTCAAGTTACAGAACTGATTGGGGCGAAGACTAATTTCTGCGCAATTGTGTACCAATAGTCCGTTTGCAAAGAAGTTATGATTTTTTCTTATAGTCAAGTCATAAACATCTTCATTTTCCCTGATTGTCTTTTTTACGATTCTAGATTTAACAATCTTTTTTGCTTCCACCACTTTAACTCCAATATCTTCGTCGGTTAGTTGCGCTGCTTCAACCCAACCACGATTTTCAGTAAATACCTTGTGGTCCGGAGTTAGCTTTAGAGTCTCACCATTATCAAGGGTCAATTCAATAATTGATGTCTTTTCGCGGGTAAGAGCAGCATTATCCAACACATCCCACTCCAACTGCTTTAGCTCTGTATTATACGAAAGCACCATTGGTGGTAATGTAGTGGTTTCGTAGAGTTCTACGAGCTGTTTAAGTGGAATCTGATATACTCCGCCTTCTGCGACAACTTCACCGTCGGAGATGATATCGTGATCTCTGACTGTAATTAGAGCATCTCCGGTAATGCATGGGTTAAGTCCCCATTCCTTGTCATTCGTCATAAAGAAGCCAGGTTCACCAGAACCCGATGCTTCAATCTTCTTCCATAGATCGAAGAAGGTTTCCTTATCAATCTTGTGACGAAGAATGGTGGCGCTATTATTAGCACGTTGTCTCTGTGGATTCAATTCCCAGAAATTACCAAACTTACAAGTCAACATTTCTTCATCATCAAGATCGAATAGACTAATCATTGCGGAACGACGAATACCACCAGCTAATACCGCATCAGCAATATAACAGTTGATGTCATGTACATCAATTGGTTCTAGTTGTTCGCCGTCTTCCTTACGTTCAAAAATCTTCTTGATGTTGTGTAACGCATCATTGAGTGGTTCTGGTCCCGGTGCCTTACCGCCAGAAGTGATAAGCTTTGCACCTTTGGGACGTATATCACGAAAATCAAAATCAGGTATAGGCTTGCCTTCAAAATATGCACGAACAAGTACCTTTACTGCGTCTGACCATCCTTCAATACTATCTCCTACAACAAATCGACGAGTCTTCTTATTCTTACGAATAGCTGGTAGCTGTTCAATGTGATGACGCTGAACTGAATATCCTACACCCACACCCGATAGCAACAAGAACATGAGTTCAGAAAATGCTGCGGGGTGGTTCATTGGCAAAAATGAACAATTCCCGGTAACTTCTCCCGTTGCCAATACAAAGCTGCGATCATCTTCAACTTCTAAACACCACACCGGTTCCTTTCCAGATGGTACGATACTTTTGACAACAAAGCTCATATTCGTTTTTTCAGGAGTAGATTCTTCATAGATAAATTGATCAAAGATTGCCGGTGCAGATGCTAACTCATCTCCAACTTTTAGTGAAGTAGTTTCTGTTCCATCCTTAAGAATCCACCGATGATTCGATGTGGCTCTGGTTACATGTGAATGTCGTCCCCGAATAATCGTAATATCATACAACTCATCAATACCGTAGTTTCGTACTGTGGCCTTCTTCCAATTACCTTTGTGGGTAAGAACGTATGTGGTATCACCATCTGTAAAATCATTAAAAGATTTTACACCATCTCTCGTAACGAAACGGGTATCGGCGCTTAGACAATTGTAAATTCTAGCAGGGTTTAACTCAATCGGCTTTCCAGCAAATTGTAACGAACGCATAGACGGTAAAACCTTACGTTCAAAAACTAATTTGTAAGCCTCACGAATTTCCTGTTCAAGTGCAGGAAATTTCTTGATGTGCATATCCATATTACGAGTGACTACTTCATCCCATGTCTCGCGACGTTGGAGTTCTGGAATGAACTTGGCATATTTCATATGCACCGTGAGATCTGACAAAATTTGGGTGCTCAGTTCCATCTTTTACATCTCAAATCAAAAGGGTTGAACATGGTAGGTAAAGAATAAGTAGTCCTTCAAAACGCACAATCGCGTTTCTGTGAAAGACTACTATTGTTCAATTTAATTATCCTAAATCAATATCATCTAATGTATCTTCTCTCAATGCTTTATTGGTAGACATGGGATCGAGTAGTCGTTTTCTTAACATGGCATTCACCTTACCAGCGCCATTCTCCATCTGGTTCTTGACACGGAGACCATCTGGTGAATTTTCATCATATACTTCAATTTTGCCGTGACTTAAATCCATATATACGGGGAACGTCATGCCATCAGCCCCGAAACGATTCTTGATAACATGGAATCGTGCCGTGTTGCTCATCTTGTCAGCAAGTTTACGACTTACCGACGCAACGAAATCCGCTACGAAAATCTTTGAATACGCACCGGCAATTTTATCGGCTTCTACAACATCATCCTGCAAAGCCGAGCGCTGACTTTGTGAGGCCGTCCATCCTGGAATCTTGAGTTCACCTAACATACCACGAATATCTTCATAAATGAAGCCCAGTTCTTCGTGACGAGCATTTGACTTTTCCGTGGACCGCATAAGGTCGGCATAGTCAATGATGACCAAATCAGGCTTATAACCCAATTGTGTCATACGATTGATGTGAGCCGACAAATGATTTACTGATGCGGTGCGAGTTGGAAAATATTTGATGATTAGTTCTCCGTCAATTTGATCAATCGCAGCACGAACCCGTTCTTTATTCTTACAAATTTCTCTGCTTTCTATGCCGGTAAAGATGCTATCATATCGTAGACCAACATAATTTTCTGACAACTCAAACGTATAATCTACGACGCGCTTACCTCGCCGCAATGCTTCAGCAGCAATAGCACGAAGCACCCACGACTTACCAATACCAGACGGCGCAATAATACAACCCAGTTCCCCTGGTCCAAGGCCACCATCAAGCAATTCATTGATACACGGCCATGGTGTCGCCACCGTATCACGTGCGATCTTCGACAATCGAACATCAATCTCGTTGACCCAATCGTGGCCGAGATTACGTTCTTGTCCGGCACGCATGGCACGATCAATCATACTCTTGATTTCTTCGTATTTACCCTTCTGAACAAACTCTGCGCCTCTCAAGATAGCATTCTTGATGGCCTGATTTTTACAGAAATCTAAGAACTCCTTCTTGTGATATGCAAGATCGGTAGCCTTGGTATTCTTGTAAATAGACTTGAGCTGTTCTACCACCGACACGCGAAGCAAGTCCGCTTCTTTGTTACCTTGAAGCTTATCGCTCTCTCGCTTGAATACGTCTGGTGTGGGAATATCTCGATATTGTGTATAGTGCTCAAGAATCTTGTTTACAATCCACTTATTCGGTTCACTCTCAAAGTAGTGAGGCACAACAATATCAAATGTCTGTTCAAGAAATGTTTTATCCGTGAGCATAGACGCAATGGCCTTACTCTGAAATGTGGAACCATATTTCTGTAAAGTGTCAAGATTGTCTTTATCAAGATCTTGTTTTACATCCGTCATATTAAGATTTCTCGCTGTATCGCGTTAGTGGAACAAAGGTTGTAGTCAACCACTCGTCTAAGTTTGTAAACCCTCCTAGCAATCTATGCTTGACGAACAGTTGTGTCAAGCTCAACTTGTTTAGACTGTTTATAGGCGCGTCAAATTGCTCTAAAACCTTGATACGAGTATGACCGCTCATATGTTGTTCGTCCAATCGCATGAGTGTCATATTACGTTCAATAATTTCTTTATTATCTAAAATGATCTGACACGCCACATTTTTCTTTTTAGCTTGTTTCGCGGCTTCAATTTTTTCTTCGCACTGCGAATAGATGTGCGCCCACGGAATTTGTTTATCCGTGGCAAGCTCAGGAAAGTTTTTAATTAGAGTTGCCGGTCCTACACCTTTAACACCAGGAATGTTATCACTGCTATCACCATCAATCGTGCGAAAAATCATAAAATTTGATGGGTGAATGCCGTATTCTTCCACTACGGCATCTTCGGTATAGATTTTCTTTTTGGTGGGATTGTAGACACGAATTTTCGTATCTACAAGTTGTAAGAAATCTTTGTCGTTTGACATGATATAAGCATCGCCGTCACGCTCGGATACAAGTTTTGCCAAATAGGCAAGCACATCATCGGCTTCTACGTTATCAACAGAAATCACTGTGAGTGGGAGAAACGTCATAGCCTCTACGAGCTGAATCAACTGACGTTTCTGATTTTCTAATTCAGCTTCTTTCGTGTCAAAATCATATGCACGATTGAGCTTCGTCATAGACTTGCGATTTTCTTTATATTCACTGAATATTTCTCGGCGTTTCTTACTGCCGCCACGACCATCGAATACTACCACACACCGTGACGGACGAATAATACGAATGGCTTGGCCGATGGAACGAAGAAATCCCGTGAATCCACCGATATGTTCTCCATTATCATTTAGAGTTGGGATAGCTGCAAAACAACGTATAAATACGTTGAGCTAAAGCCCATCAATTAATAGAACTTTACTGTCTCTATTAATGACGGGCGATTCCTCCATATTTTTTTGAAATGTTTTTAATTTCTCAGCTAAGTCCATGTTTGATATTCTCCAAAACTTCGGCATTTTTTGCTAATTGTATAATTCCACGTGATCCATAACAAACTCCCCACTACTAAACAGTTATTTATAAGTGGTGGGGAGTTGCGGTGAAAGATCGTATATAAAGATGATTCGTCATTAATGGTTCAGAATCATCAATCTTCTGAAATTAGACACACCGCATCTTCCGAACCATCAATATTGATATTTTCATCGTCAATCAAGTCGTCTTCACTGACAAAATCAGTTGCTCCTGACTCGTCTTCAATCCAATACCCCACAATGAGTTCATCAAGTGGTGAGATTCGTGTTTGACTGGCGTTTGATAGAATTACTACTGCTTGAGGATTACATCCCGAAAGTATATCAATAAGTTCTTCAACTGTCATTCTTCAACTCCCACCGAAACTTCGCGGTCTTCCGAAGATAGTGATTCTGATGAATAGCTCATAATATGTGCGGCTGCCATCTTTTCATAAATTTCCGACTGGAGTTCTGGATTTGTCTCCAACCAATTACGCCACTCCTTGCTCTCCATTCTATGATCGGTGCCTTCATTATCTGTATATGTGATATATGCACCACCAGTGCTGACAATGTTTTTGGCCTTACAATAGTCTTTCCATGATGTCAGATCATCAATACCGCGATCAAAGTATACATCAAACTCAGCGGTGCGGAATGGCGGACCAAGGCGATTCTTAATCACCGATGCCTTGACGTTCACACCAAGCACTTCCTTGTTCTTGTTAGTAATCTTCCCCGTAACAGACAAACGCAAACGAGTTGAGGCGTGGAATGCAATTGCCTTACCACCCGAAGTCGTCCAAGGATCACTAAATGCCGGAGCATTCAATTTCTGGCGAAGCTGATTGGTGAATACTAGTGCAATCTTTTGTTTAGCAATGAGCTGAGTGACTTTACGCATCGCCTTGCTCAAGATAATAGCCTTGCCTGTTGCATATCCGTCTTTATTATAGTCGGATTCAAGTTCAGCGGCAGTTGGTACACCAGCAACAGAGTCCACTACAATAATGACCTTCTTATCCGCGTTACCGCCTTTACGTACCGTTTCAATGATCTTTTCGATCATTATGAAAATGTCTTCTAAAGTTTCTGGTTGAGCATATACCATCTTATTGAAGTCAAGACCAATGGCTTCATAAAATTCTGCGTTGACGGCATTTTCTGTGTCAATTAACACAGATACACCACCTTCACGTTGAACATTTGCCATCATATGTGCTGCCAACAAACTTTTACCTGAATTGTGATTTAACATACCATTACCAAAATACGCATGTTCATCATCATCCACAGTAATATCTACAATTGGATATTGGCCGATAAATTCTACGGACACAACTTTAGAATATGTCCCATCATCACATAAAACCGAGTGTAATCCAACTCGTAAATGTTGTGTTTCAACCCAACCCGCATTTGTGAAAAACTTATGTTCTTTTGATGTTTTTATGGAATAGGAATTTTCTAGAGTAACCAAAAATGTATCAAGTATTCCTTTCTCTATGTAGTTAGAAATTGGTGAATATGTACCATTTCTAGTTTTTACCTTAACCGTCTTTCCTTCGGATAACAGTTTTTTAACTTCTCGGATTTCAATTATCATATGTTTTTATTGGTCGAGTGTAATTTTTTTCACTGATTACTAACTTATTCTGAGACATTAATTCATCGATCCACTGAATAGTTAGTATTGGTAAATTGTATGTATGTTCTGTTATGAAGTCTGCGAAAAGATTTCGTTCACGACAGTAATTTTGCAATGCAATAAATTAAGTAGTGGGGCTGGTCAGAATTACTCTATTTCTACATCGATCAATGTATCTTCTGTAACACATCCCTCAAGTCCTGTGAGTTCGGTTATTCTACCGCAAGCAATGCCACCGTTTACACGATTTGAAATTGCGAGGTCAAGAAGAGATGATCCCGTAGATATGAAATCAGTAAGATCGGTTGGCGTTTCTTCTTGTCCAATAACATACGCTACCTGACCATCCTTAAATGTTTTATTCAGGGTGTCAACAATAGCAGACGCTAATTCTTCTGGATCAGGTCCATTCTTTTTTGCCATAAGTTATCTCATAGACAAAGAAAGGCAGGGGATCAAATGATCCCCTACCAGTTTCTTGTGGTTAGTTATTAAAGAGATTTGCGAATTCTTCCTCGACATCAGAAGCAGCCTTCTTTACGCCCCGAGACTTCGTGGCGCTCGGAGAAGGAGTATCTTCTACATCATCGCCCCAACCCTCTTCCGTAACCTGCGTAACTTTACGGGTGGTCGGCGTGCTCGAACCACCACCATTGACGAAACGATTTAGTACATCCTTGAGCTCATCATAAGACAACTTCTTGTAGAGCTCCATCAAGTCTGGCTGTTCCGTGAGCCACTGCTTAAGCAATGCGGCGTCGTTAGTAAGAGCAGTCTGCTTCGGCGATACACGAACTGCCGTCTTGGCAAAGCCCGTGTCCGACTTTTCCTGTGGTGTGAAAACGACCTTGATGTCACGACCCGTTTGTGGATCGGTGATATCGCCGAAATCCGGGTCGGCCATCACAGAGAGAAGCTCCTGATATACCGTCTTTCCAAATGCCCAGAAGCGAACACCCTGACCTGGGTTCTTGCGGTCAATGACAGGCACGAAAGTACGAATCTGTGGCGCAAACTTCTTAGCTTCGCGATATTCGTCCTTGGTCAAACCCCCGGCGGCGATGAGATTTTCACTGAACTCTGCAATGGGATCGGGTTCACCGAAGGAAAGCGGAGAAAGATATGTCTTATTACCGAGATAGTGGAAGTACAATTCCACAAATGGATTGTCTGGATTGGTTGACAACGGTAGGATGCGAACTTGATTTTCGCCTTCCTGTGGCTTCCACAAGATCTGCGAGCGGTCTGCGCCGCCTTTGAGCTGGGTGAGCTTGTTTTTAAGTGCGTTAAGATCGAGAGGCATAATTAATAACTCCTAAATGTGTAAGTGGTTAATTCGTCACTAGCATAAAATAGTAACCCGGCGTTTTGCCTTGTTTCTATAACCAGTATGACAGACGTAACGATACTAATATATAAGTTATCGTTCACTCTTCAATCATACATCAACAATCGAGGTTTGTCAAGCTACTTCTTCAACTTTCACAATTTTGTGCAATTTAGTGTTTATCTTTTTGAGCTTATTATATGCAGTTACAAGAATTGTGTTCTTATATTCATCCCAAGGTACTTTGAAGCTCTTATCTACATTACCATTGTTGAGATCCGCAATCAATAGATTGAGAGCATTGATTGTATACAAGGTATTCGTAGACTTTTTTCTGTGTAAAGAAATTGTAGCAGGCGGAATATCTCTGCGGGGTGCAACATCGTTATTGATGTTGTATGTGCAGCAAAAAGAATCGGAGTTTTCCATGTTTTCCAAGACATAAATTGTATCAAACGCAATTTCGTAAGTGCTTACGATGGCCTTGAGTGTGACTTCCAAATCGGCATTGCTACAAAAAGTACATAAAAGTTGAGTTTGCATGTAACTGACTCCAAATGATGTAACACAACTACATCATAAGTAGTCAATTATATACTCATAGTTCAATTATCTGACACTGCACGACCCTTGAGTTGTTCCCAATCCCGTTCCGGCCTGTCTATGGTTATGTTCCGTTTCCAAATAGCCTCAATTACCGGCGTAGGTATCTTCAACTTCTTCGCAAACGCTAAAAACGCACTAACATCCTTGGGAAAACAAACCCCGCCGAACCCCCGGTGACCATCAGGACCAGGCACCTTCCAATGACTCGTTCCCAGTCGTTTATCTAGTGTTGCAATTTTGATTACACGATCATATTCGACTCCAATACCATCACACACGGACTTGATTTCATTGGCAAATGACACCTTTGTACTCAAAAATGTGTTAGCAACATATTTTACCATTTCGGCCGTTTTCCAATCTGTGAGTACCACAGGTACACCGGGAAATGCTTTTGTATACACGTTTTCTACTACTCGCACTGCGTCGGTTTTTCCACCCAAGACAATACGATCTTGATTTTTGAAATCGTCGATATGATTCGCTTCAGTCAAAAATTCTGGATTGAATACAACACTAATTCCAAATGGAGATTTATCAAGTCGTTCGCACGTGCCCGGCGGAACCGTGGACCGAATTACCACAATTTTTTGTGTTGTAGCAAGTCGATTGATGGCATTGACAACTTGTTCAACAATACTAATATCACATGATCCATTTTTTCGCATTGGAGTCGGAACCGATACGAAAATTGTGTCACACCATCCCACCAATTCTCTTAACGAAGACACCGTACATTTATCGGGGTCAATATCCCAAACATCAATTGTATAGTGATCTTTCATACCTTCGTAAAAAGCTTCGCCAATGAAACCTTTACCTACCAATCCTATTCTCATATAGTTAACCTCTTCATCTCATGATAGGTCATTCCATAATACACACGCATGGGATACTTGCCACCTTCGGTAAGAACCCGAAGCACGGACTGAATCAACTCTTTTCCGTCTTCAATCGAATAATCAAATAACACGCTGTCATAGGTGTATAATATGGGAACCGATTGTTTACCCTCAAACAACGGCATCATCTCCAACATCATCTTCAAATTTCGTTCTGTTTCTGCTAACTGAATGATATAATTGAAGATTTTTGATGGTGTAACGTCCTCAATGTCATCCTTGTAAATCTTACGCTTGAAGTATGGCGAAGTTACATAGCCGTTCATGCCGATCAATACACCCAACATATCAATATAGTCATAAACTTTTCGGAAAAACTCAGGAACATTTGTATCGCGTGATTCTCCATACAAAAGCGAGAATGTAATTGCCTTACCTTCCTCATATTCTTCCGGTGTCAGTTTATCTTTACCAAAATATTGTTGACCAAGATGTTCATGGACTGGTTGATTCGGCGGAAACTCATATCCAATAATGTCGGCAATGAGACGCAAATGAAAACTCTCAAAATCCATCATCACTAACATTCCATTATCAAACCGACTTTGGAATATTTCTCGAACACCATCTTTTTTGTTCAATGCAGCAAAATTAATGTTGCCATATCGATTTGAGACACGTCCTGTTGTGGTATATGGATTATATTCTGTGTATACTCTATTGTGTCCGTCCACATACCGACGAACTCGCGGTCCATATTGATCTATCAACTTTTCTGTATTCACGGCAATTCCAGGTCGTTCTAAATGCCATAAACATGGAATTGCAATATCGTTGAGAAATTTATATTGTGGTTCTGTGATCAAGTATTGATAGTTTTTTACAAGTTCATCAAAATGAGCAAAAACGCTCTCCATGTATACAATGTGTTGCATAATGGGGACAGCCTTATTCAAATTTTTCTGCTTTTCCATAGTTTCATACATCATTCGATGAACCGATGTGAAGAATTTTTCATCTCCTGCTACCGCCTTGAATTGCAAATATTCCAAGGACGATAGATCATAGATGTTGTCTAATTGAACTATGTGTAAAAGACGTTTTTTATTGGGTGTCCAAACACGCCGGCAGACCCGTAGACGAGACAAAACCGATATATCAAGGTTTACTACCTCGTTATGATTACATGCAATTAGAAAACTATTTACGGCGCTAAAAACGCCAAAGACGCATGCCTGGTTCATTGCAGGATGCGTCTTGTGGTCAGAGAAGATTGGTATAACGAAAACATCTTTATCTGCCAATCCGTCTGTAACCGTTTCCCACTCCGTAACCGTTTCAATAATGTTCATTCGCCTTGCCAAAATTTGATATAATCAGTAATAATTGTTTTTAATCCCGGCATCCGTTCATCAGCAATTTCAACCGAAAGTCTATTTGCTGTTCGGACCCCTGTATAAAGTCTAGTCGGTGTGTTAATATTTGTCAACCCCGGCACATCATCGATTTTTCCGCGAATCAACCAACGCAAACTTACTACATTGTATAGCTTGTTGTTGCTTAGATTTTGAAACGTGGGTTTACTAATTTCAACAATTTCAGATGGGCTTCGTTGGTGGACGGGACGAGCAAAATATCGAACAATTTCACCGTTGTCAATGTCTTTTCGGTTGATTACGGGTGTATAATCAGGTACGTCCACAGGTAGTAGTGCCTGTGGACCTCCACCGAGGCGCTCATATATTTGAAACATCTCTTCCATTAGGTAATTACCTCCGCACCACCTTTACCATCATACCAAAGCATCTTGAAATATCCACGTATCGTGGTTCTCCACCCACGTTCGCTTACATTATCTATGACTTCCGTAACTTGAAATACGCCATGTTTTTGAAACATGAATGGAATTTTATCTACGAAGAACCCGTCACCGATACTAATACCAGCAATGCCTTGAATTTCCACAGCAATGGAAGTCGTAGTTGGAAATGGCGACACAAACTGATTTGGCAATTGACTTGCCACATATCCGTCTTTGGTAATATGGTTGACCATATCACCAAGATGATCCGCAATAAGATTCAAAATATTGTTACCAAATTTTCTGCTAACTTCCGCACGACGAAGTTCTGTGGCCTCTCGCTTGAATTCTTCTGTCTTTTTTTGTTGTTCAACCGTGTTTTGGGCCGGTGGTTTTACTGGACCGGTGCTCGGCGGCGTAGATGTGAAGCCGGCATCACTATCACCAATCGTATTATTGCCCGATGGTTGTGGAAATGACCGAGTGACATCTTTAGGATCTACGGCTTCACCATTAACAATGATTTCGTAGTGAAGGTGTGGACCGGTACTACGACCGGTGCTACCAACCGTGCCAATTTGTTGGCCTTGACGCACGCGAGAACCCACCTGAACCAACCGAGTTTGCATGTGACCATATCTGGTCTTTATACCATCACCGTGATCAAGCGTGATATAATTACCAAAACTATCAGAGAACGTGCTGATGATCACGGTGCCATCCATACTAGCAACAATCGGCGTGCCCGGTTGGGCTGCAATATCAATACCCTTGTGTGCTCGCACCACTCCATCCGTCGGGCCTACACGGGCGGGACTAAACTCCGATGAAATACGACCTTGTACCGGCATTATACGAGTAGAAAGTTTACGTTGTTGCGTTTCTGATGCTGTGCTAGTAGATAATGGGGCCGATACACTATTACGCTGTGGAGAAATTGTGGTATTGTCAGGTGTATTGGATTTAGGTAAATTTGAAGTTACCTTATTTGCCGCAGGTCTATTCTCATTACCTACAGTGGACGGAACTATACCGGTTGCATCTGGCTGTGTAATTAAAGTTTGCGTTGCTAAATCGGTACGAGTGGATATCGGTGCTGCTGGCTGACTAGGCATTGGATAATTTCTGTTTCTCCATTGCGTAATTTTATCACGTAGTCCATCTTTTAGATGTGTCCAGTTCAACAAAAACGCATGTGCGCTAGTGCTACCTATTAATGGAAACTTTTCTTTATATAATGCTTGGTCTTTTGGATCTAGTGATTGATACATAGATACCAAGTTCATCTGCGTTACAAGTTCGGGCGGGAATGCACTTTCAAACTCAATAGACAAACATTCACCGGCGCCACCAACATTAAACATATAGAATTTTTCATTTCTATGTTGTGTTCCATACTTGTGATCTACTACTTTGTATGTGGTATTTTCATCATCCCAGAACAATCGTAAATCCCAATATCCACCAACACTACGATTCATACGAGACAGAATTAGAGAAAATGCTTGGAACAAATCATTTGATACCAAAAATGACTCGCGAATACACCCGGTATTAATCCAAACACCTTCATTTAATTTACCGGCCCGGCCGCCCTCTACATTAGGTTTGGGCGAAAATAAACTTGTAGATGTAAAATTAGCAATAACTTTGGGATCTAATGTGCTGTTAATAAGCAACATGGTTTCTGGTTCTGCCGATCTGAGTAGTGGATGATATCCCACATAATCATCGGGTAGTACCGTTTTCAGTTGTGCGTAATGTTTAATTTCTTCTTTAATCGCAGGATTTTTGATTGTAGACAACATATCATCCAACAAATCTTTTGTCATGAAATCCCAACTTACAAATGCATAATCACTTGGATTTTGATCAACTTTACTTAAACTGCTTGGTTGTTCTGCAATACTACCGTCTTTCCATGCCGTACCAAGTTGTCGTGTAATGCCGCTTGCATTGTTTTTAAGAGACGATTCAATGAACAATTGAAATCTACCTTCTTCAAAATAATCTCGGATCGTGGTGATGTTGTGATCTTCGGGTGTGACTTGATCCACAAAAGTTCTATTGATACTCAATCCCCAGATGTTTTCACCTTGTGAGACAATCTTGGTGGTACACTTGTAGATGCCGGTTTCCGATTCAAGATCAATTTGAAAATTAGACACCACTCCTACAATAAAATCGTAATTACCATCATTAACTTTATTAAAAGCTTCAATGATATACTCACGGCCACGCTGTTTTAGTAATTGGTCCGGTGAGCCTACAGCACCAACAGCATATAATAGATTATTCCAAACCGCCGCGTGTCCTTGACGAAATGGTAATACATTCTTGATTTGCTTATCAGAAAATTGATTACCAATTTCAAGAATTACATAATTTCCCGTACACAAAAAATGATTGCGTAAGAACTCGAGCTGTCCTTGATTATAACATTGCCACTTTACTGTAGCAATCAGTGGTTGTCCAAGACCACGACGAATAATAGATACGCCGGTAATACCAGGAATCGGATGTGCGGCATTTGGAATTTTACTAAGTTGTTCTTTTGATAGCTCTTCTACGGCGTTTACGGCATCGGCATAACCAAAAGTTGGTGAGAAAAATGGTTTAAACGAATCTACATTTGGACTAATATCATCAGCAAAAATTAATTTTTTATTATGAATGCCGGTGCCAGGATCTTTTGATCGAGAGTAGGCATGTCCTACTACTTCTCGACGAGTCCCATAGGTCAAATCAAATATATTAGATCCATCGGGTCCATCAGGATTGTCAAATCCATGCAAACCCAACGAAAAGAATACATAATCCATTGCTTCATCTTCCATACAACTCGTGAAACGAACAAATGGAGCAACTATCGGTGTTGGAATTTCAGTATTTTTTCTTCTTCGCAATTCGTCCACAACAAATGGACGAAATGCATTGAATTGTGGAAATGGCTTGCGTTTATCTGACATAATTATTTAGTTGGAATACGAATTTCTGATCCTGGATTAACATGCAGCCCGCCGTTAGTACGTCCGTTGAGTGCTGCCAGACGCCACCATTGTTGTGCATCTCCGTAAACATTCTTTGCAATAATATCTAGTCTATCGCGTTCATTTGCATATATTACAGCATCAGTAATAGACTGTCGTACTACCGATGGACGAGCCGGTTTATACACCGTACGTCCATCTGGTAATACTTTTACTTCAAGGTTTTGATATCGATCATTTGTTGACATATGCAATTACCTTAGAAAGAAATTCCACCACCGCGACCACGGAAGCCACCACCGCCGCCAAACTGGAACGGCGTGCGTGCAGGAGCCGTTGGTGCCTCACGATTAATATCGGCCTGTGTGCCCGGTGGTCCACTTGATACGCTTGGTCTTGTGACAGCAGGTTGAGTTCGAACGGCTTCGCGAGATATACCGTATGGATAAAAGATACTACGTGTTCGCATCTGTCTCTTTTCAATAATACTAAATGTTACCGAAACTGTTACGCCCATTGGTGCTTGATAATTTTCGTCAATTTCCCATCCATCATCATCAAATTTGTAACTCAATGACTTAATGTAACCTGGTTGATCTACAAACAAATTACCGATTGTTAATTTTAAGAACGGTGGTACAATAAAGCCATTTGAATATGTTGATGGGAATGTCATACCTGTAAGGTAGTTAATCTTATTCCATACGCTTCGCATTTCTTGTGGATGAAATGCTTGAGCACGAAATGAGAAACTTAATTCACGAACAACACCAACATACACAATATTACGCTCAATACGACCAATATATTGTTGTTCGCTGACATTTGGGGAAATACTTTCATTTATATCCGTAAGAAATGCCTTGAATGGTACAATATTCTTGTTTATAAAATCATAAAACATAAAATCCGTTGTATCACCCATTGCCTTACGAATTTCTTCTACTTCTTCATCGGTGGGTTGATTATCTCCTTTACTTTCCACATATCCTATAGGAATAATTTCGGCTGTAGCGTCGTGAAAATATCGACCGTATAATTTACCACTACCCCGACCCGTAAACTTGACAGTGCGTGACGCCATATCATCTGGCATGGTGTCACCCGGCTTGAATCCACCAGCAATATTTAAAGTACGTCGTTCGCGACCAAAAGTACGTTCCTGTGTAAGTGTTTCAAATCCTTTCCACCACTCATATTGAGCACCCTCTACAGTTTCTTCAAAGCTCATAGATTTTAATTTTTCTTCATATCGTGACTGAATAGACAAGTCAGGATATGTCATCAATGCTCGGCCCGGATTTGGTTCTGATTCATCCGGTGTGCTACCTTTAAATTGACGAGTTAACGCATCTATAGGGCTTCGAGGAACTGAATTACTGCCAAATAGTGCCCGACCGACAGTTCCAACCGCGTTTCCAACTTTGCGCCAGAAACTACTACGTTGTGCTTGTTGCTGTACTTGGTTTGTTAAATTGTTGTCTTTTTTCTTTTCGTCATATCCGGCATATTCATTTTTTGCTGATGCTGGTTCTACAGGTCCACCTTGTAGTCGCTTTGGTTTTCTCGTAAGTATTCCTTCTTGAGAAACCGGCACAATTCTTTCTTGTCCGGAAACACCCGTAGGTACATCCATGAATGTAATCATATTATTGATATATCGATCTACGCCTTTATCTGGATCGTTTTTATCAACAACGAAATATCGCCATCCATTCAACCAGCTATCTTTATTGCCTCTTTTATCGTTTGATCCGAGATTTCTATTGGGTGCTTGCGTACCTCGTACCACTTGTTTAACGCCTTCGCCAATACGCTTTATGGCACCACGAACATTACCTCTACGAAGTTCAGCACCGGCTTGATCGAGTGGATTACCAGCTCGTCCCTGAGATCGGAAACCTCGCCATGTGGCGATAGAAAAAAACTGACCATCAAAATCAATTTCCGGTCGGTCATCAACAGCAAGAATGCCATTTTCACCTGCACCAAATACACTTCGTAATCCAGAGACCGCTCGAGTAATACGGTTTGGTGGTAATAGATTCAACAAACCGGTTGGTCCTTTACCACCAATAAGACCTATAATAGCTTGTTCCTTGGTTTTTTTCTGCAAGCGGCCGGCGCTACCAGTACGACCGTCAACACCGGCACTCTTTTTGTTATCTGGGTCGGTTGGAGCAAGTCCGCTGGCACTGCCTAGTGAACGACGTACTCTAGTAACACCGGGAACGTTACCTAATACAAACAACGGATTAACGATACGAGTTTCACTAAATGTATTACCAGTTTGTAATTCAGCCTGACGTACCAAAAATAATACGCCATCACCGGAAGTCATAAATTTTTTTAGTCGTGTAAGATCGCGACGATATGACACCGATGTTGCAGCACCAAATCTCGTATCATTTGCGGTTGCATTACGTTTTGGATCATTTGGTTTAATTTCAATATATGGATGATCACTACGGTTGGGTTCTTTGTTTGAATACCGACCGTAAATCTCATTCATTTTTGCGTCAAACCGTTCCGTCATGCCTTTGAACGCCATTATCCGTACCTATTCGCTTCCATTAGACCAGAACTGACCTTTCGGCCGTCAAGGTTAACGGCGATGCCACCAGAGCGCATCAAATTGATGAGTTGATCAATCTTACCTTCTAAATTAGCAGTATCCACTTTAACTTGTGTAGAGGATCCACCAGAAATATTAATGCTTGGGAGTCCAGCCACGGCACCCTGTAATCCAGAGTCCCCAGCACCACTGAACATACTCAAAATGTTGGGCATACCTTGAACGGTACCTAACATTCCTGCTGTCATAGATCCCATATTACCTAGATCTAATGGTGCAGCTGATGGCGCAGCTTCTTTCTTTTTTCCTCGACCAAACAATCCACCCAGTTTCTTACCTATACCACCTAAAACTTTCTTACCTACTTGTGCTACCGGACTCTTGCCAAGAAATCCCGTTACAGCTTTACCAACTCTACTGTTAGCAAGTTTACTAATACCCTTGCTTGCCAATCCACCGAGCAATGTTCCACCGCCGGGCGATCCGACCATACCACCAATATTACCTAGATCTAATGGTGCCGAAGAAGGAGTCGTTTCTTTCTTTTTCTTTCGTCGAAACAATCCACCTAGCTTCTTACCAACACCGCCAATCGCCTTTCCAACTTTGCTGTTAGCAAGTTTGCTAATACCCTTGCTTGCCAATCCACCGAGAGTAGATCCTAACAATGTTCCAACGCCGGGAATTGGAATCAACGATCCGACCATACCACCAATAGCTTTGCCGGCACCGGCCTTTAATAAGTTAGACCCAATACCTTTAATACCACCACCCTTCAACAAGCTACCTGCAATGCCACCGACGCCCGGAATCTTGCTTACTAAACCAGCGGCCTTATCCTTGAGTCCACCACTTAATAGGCCTGACACCTTGCCTGCAATACCCATTGATCCACCGAGCCGATTAGTGATTGATCCAAGAATGTTGCCACCGCTCAATGATTTTGTAATAGAACCCAAAATACCATTACCATCAGATCCACCGGCAAAAGATTTAATACCACCCAACATTCCACCCGATGATTTATTACCACCCAACCATCCGCTGATCATGTTCTTGCCTTTATTTACTAAGCCACCAGTAAGACCTTGAACTTTAGATTCCAATCCACCGACAAGATTTTGGACCGTTTGACCAATAGGACCAATCTTATCGGTTAGTCCCGATAGTTTTGATGATATGGTTTGACCAATATTACTGCCTTCAAAAAAACTACCAATTTTTCCAAGGAATCCACCTTTATCACTTAGCGCGGCGCGAATATTCTGAACAATTCGATTTGAACCCATATTAAATGAGTTCATAAAACCATTGATAATATTGTTGATATTGCCTCGCAATCCACCGCCAACGGCTCGGCCCATTGCTGTCATTTGCGTTGGTGTAAGAACTACTTCGCCTCTTTCTAAGATGGCAATAGTTTCTTGAGGCTTTAAGTTTTTTAGGTCGGATAGACTATTACCTCTGCCCAACATATCTTCTCCGACGACGCCGCCTTCATGGAACACACCAGAATATTTCAAACCCAAAAATGCCGATTTCATGAATGAGAAGAATCCAGGAGACTCGGCGGAGCCTGTCATTGTTGGGCTGGCACCCAATGCAGAACCGGAACGTTGGCGTTGCAGTTCACGCATTGCAAAGTTGAAGTCTTTTACTCCGGCGGCCGCAGCGGCTTGCTTTAGTGCGGCCTCTTCGGCAGCTTTCTTAGAATCTTTCATTGCTGCGGTTTGTTCTTCCTGCACCTTCTTTGCCTCTGCATTTGTTTCTGCAAGATCGTTAGAACTTTTCGCTAGTTTAGAAATACCACGACCCAACTTTTCACCAAAATAGGAACCAATGAATCCACCAACAGCGGTACCAATACCCGGCAAAAGTATACTACCTAAAATTGCACCGAGAGTCCCGCCGGCGGCGGTGCCTACTGCTCCACCAATACCACCGCCCGTAGCAAGACTGGCAACGGCACCAATAAGTGGTGCCGCACCTCCAACACGTGCTCCGATACGCGCTGCTTTACCGACAGTAGAAAGCGTACCACGACTACGGAGCAACGTTCCGGTACGATTGAGATTTTTAAGAAGTTTACCTCTAGCTAAACCAACTGCATCACGTGCTCCCAAGTAAAGAAGAATTTTATTAACACCATCGGTGATCGCACCGACAATATCACTGCCAGTCTTCAATAATGAGTTACCAGCTCTCTTAAAGTTATTTTCCAAATCTTCTACTGTTGGTTGACGTACCTTGGTATCGGCTTCGGTATTTGTTAACAAGTTTTGAATTTCTGTTAACGGCATACGCAACGATCCACTAACAGCATTCTGTAGAGAACGCGGTAATCTATCGAGTGAACCAACTCCGGTTCGTTGTAATAGCGTTTGTAATTCAGTTGCTACTTGTTCATTTGTTCCAAATTGTGCCGCGAACTGTAAACCAGAAATATTAAATCCAGGTAGGAATGTTTGCAATTTAGCAGCCGATTCCAAACTACCTTCAAAGTCCATAACCAAACTATCGGCCAGTCCGGCAATACTCTTCATGCTCACACCCATTTTATTGAGTGCTGCTACTTGACGAGCAAAACCATCCGCACCTTTATTGGCAAATCGTGCCAACTCATCAGTGTTCTGTGCCATTTCTTCAATAATGTCAGCAGGCAACTGACCGTTTACGTTTGCAAGAGCTACAGCATAACGTTGTGAGTATCTTACGAGTTCGGCATTACGACCGTTCCAACGAAATAATTGGGCGTTAATTTTTGCGGCAGTTTTTTCGCTTACACCGTATGCATTACTGAGTTCAACCGTGCTTTCAATAAGTAAATTTGATACATTCTTAATATTACCAAGATTTCTACCTAAACCAACTTGTGCCCGCGCCAAGTCTCCGAAACCAGCAACAACGCCGGTGCGGAAAACTTGATCAAGATTTTTGATAGATTGAACAACAGTATCAAAATTCTGTTGTAGAGTGAGTCCTTGCTTTTGTAGTTGTGACATTACTGATATAACTGCACCCAACCCAGCAACCATACCACCACCAATGATTTTGGCAATGGTCATAAAATTAATCTTCAGTTGTTTAGCAGAATTATTGTTGTTTGTCAAGTTTCTGTTTGCACGACCCGCATTATTTGCTGTATTGTTCGCATTTTGTGCTGCGTTGGCCATATTGTTATTGAGCGCAGAAGCATTACTTGTCGCGTTTTGTAATTGCGTAATAATGGCATTAAGATTGGCTGCTACTCGACTGCTACTGTTGACCATTTTAGCAAAGTTGCGTTCCATTATCACGGACGCACGACTAATTCTGCCCGCATTCTCACGAATGCGTTCAGTATCGCCTACTATACGGCGAACCGTATCACTGACTTGTTGTGCAATGGATGGGTTATCAAACAAAGGTTATCCCCGAATTACATTTGGTCGTTTCACGACCGGTCCTTGACTTTGTGTAGACTTTCCGACTTCACGCTCAAGTGCTTCAGCCAACAACTTCATGTAATAAAGGCGAAGAAAAATTGGCATATTATAAATGGTATCCCAATCCCACCCACCTTTACCATATGTAACCATATTGAAAATGTCTTTGTGAAGTGTAAGCTTATACTCCGGCGTTAGGCCAAAAAAAGTTGACATCAATCGGCACCTCCATGCGCTCACTGTGTCCACAATTCGCACATTCAAAATCAAAGGTGAGGTCAATGTCAGGATTAACAGATCGTGCATGCTCACGAAATGCCATCGCATCCCTGGCGGGCATGCTTTCAACAAAATCTTTGATGACTTGTGTATCAGAATCACCATCTACAGAAGTAATTGAACGACGCATACGAGTTGTTACTTCTTGCGTGATTTGCACACCTGCTTTTCTCATACCCTCAAGTTCTGCATTGATGGACTTCTCATCTTTATGCGTCAACAACTTGAAAGTAATGGTCTTCTTTGAAATAGGAGCAACCCACGTAAACTCATTCTTGCCCTTTGCAGTGGGTGAAAAGTCTACTTCCTTTTCATTGATATTTTCAAGATTGATTTCATGCTTGGAACTTGCACCACACATCGGACAACTCACAGTTACCGTATAATCCTTTCCATAACCTAAAATTCTGGATGCGATAATAAGACCATTCTTGTCGCCGAGCAATAAATCGTCATATTTCACGGTTTTATCGGCAATTAACGCTTCCATGAGCTTGTCAATAACCACGCCACGCTGGATAAGATTACGACTGGTCAAAATGTCTTCGTGTTTTGCGGTCATATAGTAGATTTCTAGCTTACCCGAAGCAAGCGGATGACCCTCTGGATAATACCAACCACGGGACGGTAGTTCAATGACCTCGGTTGGATACTGAATAGCTGGCATATAGACTCCTGAAGTATACATTGGTGTAACTACTTCTCATAAATAGATTTGAAAGTGGTTTTATAATGGAAGATCGGGAATACTAGTCAAATCCGATAGGTCTAAACCCCGAAATTCCTCGTTTTTTCTCTTTTTTAATTTGTTGACAAATTCACCGAATACGGATTTTGTTGCTGGATTTGATATAATTTGCCCATCCACTATTTGTTCTACTACAGACATCTTCTCTGATAACAGCGCCGACATATCTTCATCAATTGTTCCCTCACAAGTCATATAATAGGCTTGAACCTGTTTGGTTTGACCAATTCTGAACAATCGGTCTTCAGCTTGTTCATGAATGGCTGGAACCCACCAGCGGTCAAGGAAGATGACCGTATCAATGCTGTATTGTAGACCGTCAATACCCATAGCACCGGCACCGAGGCTGAACAGTCCCACCTTGGCTTTACCTGACTTAAGCGCGTCAATGCTCTTTTGACGTTCCGTGGTCGTCATTTGACCATGAATGATAGCAGCTTTGTCACCATAATGTTTCGCAAGCTGTTTTAGCGGCTCTACATAACAACAATAAATGAGCACACCACGATCTTGTTCCAACATTTCATCAACCATTTCATGCAAACGCGGCATTTTTTTACTAATAAGATAGTTTTGAATGGTTGGCATTTCCGCAATGGTAGGCTTACCGAGAGATCGCCATTTGCGAAACAACTTTTGAAGTAGTTGTTCATACTCTTTATGTTCCGCCGGCGTGAGTTCCACATAAAGATCGTTACGTTGTTTAGCCGGCAATTCAGTAAGAATGTCTTTCTTGAGTCGTCGAATAACTAAATCCTTTGTTCTTTCGTGTAGATCATCAAGATTGCGCGGTTCTGATCCTTGCCACCCACCATACTTCTGCGCAAATTGGTAGAAATTATTGAATCGGTTGGGATCAAGAAAGTTTAATAGTGTGAATGCTTCAATTGGTCGGTTCAAGATTGGTGTACCTGTCAAAAAGATTACTTCTTTGGTCTTGATGCCGGGATAGAGCTTCTTATCTTTACTATCACCGAGAATGCTTTTTGCACGTTTCGTCTTACGATTCTTGATGTAGGTTGCTTCATCACACACAAGCAGATCAAATTTTGCAGCGCGGAGTTCTTGAGCACGTTTTTCAACAGCATTATAATGAATTAAGTGGTATTGGTTATTATGTTCTAATAATTCTGACCCATTTGTTATCTTTCCTACTGTGGTGGGTGTCGGGGTGTGTTTAAATTGGTTTGACCAAATCGTTGCTTTCTTACCTGTGAATCGTTCAATTTCGCGTGCCCACCCAACAACAACAGACTTTGGACAGATAATCAAAGTCTTACTACCGTTATATGCAGCATATCCAATTGCTTGCACCGTCTTCCCCAATCCCATAGAATCTGCAATCATAGCACGGCCACCTGCTCGGATTACAAATTCCACACCGACCTTTTGATATGGAAAAAGATCAAGTTTTGTGGGAATTTCAATGTCTGTGTCTTCTTTAACACGAATTTCATCGAGGTGTTTACGACGCTTGATCTCTTCCCGATACATTTTCTTTACGCCATCGTCGGCGCTAATATTTGTGGGACCACCAAATAGTTCCACCATCTTGACGATTTGCGGCGCCGGAACTTCCCAGTGACGATCTTCTTTGTTCCACTTGCGACCGTCAATCTCAAATTTAAATCGTTCAAGCAACTCACGATCATAAGCAAAAGAAACACCGATTGTGGATTTGTTAACTGTCCACATCTCGATGTTTAAGTTTACGGTTTTTTTGTATATTTGACGTGGCAAGTCTAAGTGGCTGATGTCCTTGCCTTCCAAGATTAATTTACACGCTTCTGACCAGTTACCTGGCATCTTTTCATTGCCGGCCATCCAACGAATATAGCCAGGATCACTATCATATACAAAACCTAAGCTTTTATTATTGTGCTTTCCAAATGGAAATACTACATCATAACTAGATTTATGGGCCATATTTTACTTTCGGCTTTTAGATGCTTTAGAAAATAAAGGAAAAAATCGGTTTTTGTCAAGCCTTTAATTTACTTCTACTAAATTTGGTTCAAATCTTGGACCAAAAAGTAAAACAGATAAATATATTAATTGTGCTTTCCACGCGCTTATGCCTTCGGCTCTGAGAGCGTAAAAAAACAACTTATGAGCTAATTTACTTGAAATTTTTTTATACATACAGTAATAGTCATGCAGTGCGGCCGGACGGCGAAATGGTCGCACAAACGGATGACCAACCAATGACCACGCCCAAACAGGAACCGTAGCTCCGTCATAGACAAACCCCCTAGGAATTACATGTTGCGTCAATCCATCGGGTTCAACATAGATAATTGTATCTACAGTTCGCGCTTTAGATCCAAATAAAACAATTTCATCGCTACCAATAAAAAATCCGAATTCCGTTTTTATCATTATCTATAACCATTCTGTTCCTTTTCCAGATAATTCAACTTGCGTTCAATAATTTCAATGAGATCATTCATTTCTTTGATGAGTTCTAGCATTTCTAATACCTTTGCTTCTGTATACTTTACCTCTTTGTTATTCATTGCGGTCACCAAATTGAAGGACCGTAACCATCTATAATTATTTGCGATCTTCTCGTTCCAGCGATCCTACTCGTGACGAGAGTTCCTTCACATCTTGACGCAATGATTGAATTTCACCGCGAATACCACTATTGCTGTCTGCACCAAAAATTGCAGTCTTCATTTCTATTTGACCCAATGCTAGTTCGTGTAACTTCAACCGAACACTTTCAAGCCCCAACTTTATATCAGCCCAATGTTCTTCCATTCGAGTATTTTCCATACGATTTTCTGTTTTCAATTCAATGAGATCGTTTTCAATGTGGTCAATTTTTGTTTCTAATGGATCTACCTGACTTTTGATATATTGTTGAACGGAAAACACTATACCAACAACAAACACAATGCCAAGAATGGTCAAAAATACAGGTTGAAAATGTGCGAGTTGTTCCATGTTATCTACCTAAGATTTCATTAGCACGGTCCTGTGTGAGCAGACCCATAGATACGAGAGTTTCAACGCCAAGAATAGTTCGTTCATCCGTGATATCAACAAGTTCTGCGGCCATCAAGTTGTCAGTCAACACTTGAAGAGTAGCACGAACGGTGATTGACGGGTTGCTGAGACGAGCCGTTTCAATAGTGACAAGTTCCTGTAGTGTAAAACGACTACGGAACTGTAGACGACTAAAGCGTGTTTCCGGTGGTGGTGCTGGTTTCGGTTCCTTGACGAAATGTTCCGTAACCGAGTCCGCACCAATGGTGTATCCATTGTGTTGAAGTCGTTCAGTATCAGGATTGTATTCGGGAATGTCTTGAACGACCGGATACCATCCATACATCTTCAGTTCAGCGTTAGATAACGCGAAGAAGTTGCTGATGTTGTTGAAGTTGCGAGGTAATTCATTGACTCGAGCCACAACTTCATTATTTCTTACTTGTGCATACATTGTGTGTCCTCATTGGCAAGTTTACGAATGTCAGTTGATATATTTATTAACCCAGTTGTTTATACTCTCAGTATTAGTGAATGAGCATCGCCTAGTCTGTTTGGTAAATCTGTAACGGTACCACCATGTGACCCCAATTGCACCGGTGAACTGCGGTTTGTGGTGTCGCCGAGACCTAATTGACCGTTGGCATTCCACCCCCACACCCATAGCGAACCGTCAGTTTTTTGAGCCACAGTGTGATAACTACCACAAGAAATGTTTTTCCAATCGGTTAGTGAACCTACTTGGACCGGAGAACTGAAACCACCGGGGCGGCCTAATTGACCTTGGGCATTGTATCCGGTGGCCCATAGTGTTCCATTGGTTTTGAGTAAAATGCAGTGAAAAGTACCTCCGCCGGCGAGCGCCCAATCGGTTAATGTGCCTACTTGCACCGGTGAACTGCGGTGTGTGAGGTCACCGAGACCTAATTGACCGTCGTCGCCGCGTCCCCACGCCCAGAGTGTTCCATTGGTTTTTATGGCATAGGTCATGCCACCGGCACAATAAATATTTTTCCAATCTGTTAGTGACCCTACTTGGACTGGAGAACTGCGGTTTGTGAGGTCGTTGAGACCTAATTGACCGGAGTTATTCCGTCCCCATGCCCAGAGTGTTCCATTGGTTTTGACGGTCATGGTATGTGCCTCGCCACAGGAAGCCGATGCCCAATCGGTTAGTGTGCCTACTTGCACCGGTGAACTGCGGTTTGTGGTGTCGTCGAGACCTAATTGACCGTAGAGATTATCTCCAAAACTGAAAATCTGGAAAGATGGTTCACTTTCTTCATTCTTCAAGAATCGTTGACCTAACATATTAGTATCCCTTTCCGCTGAATACACCGTAGAAATGGTCGCCGCCATTAATGGTGACGAATGTGAAAATATCAACAGAACCAGATGTGGTGGAGACAGTAGGTGCTGTTCCACCCGGCCATCTAATAGACGGTGCCCAAGTCAGTGTTCGTGTTCCATCATAACGAGCAACCAGTGTAACCGTATCTGCGAGGGTTGCACTTGCAGCATTCGTAAATGTGACCAACATACTCTGGCTCACCAACACCTCAAACACATTGCCTTGGCTCAAGTCCAAACTCAATGTTGCGGCACTGATACTCGCCGAAACGACTCGTTCGTTGTAGTTGGCGAATGTCGCACTCTGGATGAGGTTACCAGTTAATACTGAACCGCTCAACTGTAACGAGCTTGATACAATACCATCGCCACTGACAGTGCGTGAATTTAATAATATAATTTGACCTGACTCATTCTTGGTAAAGAGTCGTCCATCGGCAGTGTTGATTACCAACTCAGCTTGTTGAATCGCTGATGGTAACGGAACACTACCGGATGTGGGATTGTCAGGAAGAATAATTCGTGTTGTCATATATATAATTACCGAATAATACCGCGACCAATACCCCTGAATATGGTTATTAGTGGTTGTGG